TGCCACAGGTGAAGCTGCCCTGCGTGACCGGATTGAGGCGGGTTCTAAGGTAACCCATATTGCGCTCAATAAGTTGTTACTGGGTGGGTTGGAAAAGAAGAACGGGTTTTGGCAAGCAGTCAAGACTGACGCAAGCTATCAGGATATGCTCAACGAGCTTGAGAAAGCGGTTGGTAAATACGACGGGGTTAACAATTTTGCGGATATTAACCGCCTGTTTGACTTTGCTGCTACCGCCCGTCGTGAACAAGAGTTGATTAAAGCAGGGAAGATGGCATGGCAAACCCAAACCCCTGAAGGCATACAACCTACCCTAGATGCTGCTACCCAAGCGCGTGGTGTGACCCCCCAGATAGATGAGGGTATGCGCCTATACAACACGGTGCCGGAAATAAAGACTGCGCTGGATATCTTTGAGAAGTTTAACAACCGTGGTGTAGATGCGATGGTGACGGCGGGTGTCATTGATGCAACCACCGCTGCTGGCCTTAAGGGTAACGCAGGATATGTGCCGTGGTTCCGTATCAGCCAAGACAAGGACGGCAACATAAAGATACCGTCACCGAGGGACTACGCTAAAGGGTTAGTCAACCTAAGTAACTTGCGTGACCTTGAAGGCGCAAAAATAGAGAAGTTTCAGATTAACCATGTGCTGGAAAACATGGCGCAGTTAAGCGGGTGGATGACTAGCAAGACTATCGGTAACGACACCGCTGCCTACATGGTGGACTTCGCTACCAAGTTTGGTGTTGCAGGTAAGCCCTTCGCTAAGAAGGTTGGAAAGGCGCAAGCCAATTCGGTGCAGGTAATGGAGAACGGGGTGCCTACCTACTACGCCTTTGATGACCCAATGGCGATACCTGCCTTTCGTGGGTATGAGTCTGCTCATAGTGCGATCACTGAGTTCTTGTCCGCACCGGCTAACCTTGTACGGAGGGGGGTTACCGCCTTCCCCGTATTCTCTATATCCCAGTTGCCGCAAGATGCAATGAGAGCGTTCATAGAGAGTGACCTTAAAAACCCCTATGCGTTAATACCGCGCATCATGGGTAACTTTGTAAAAGAGTTAATTGGTGGCGGCACGGACGCTGGTAAACGCCTTGCCCAGTTTGGTATCGTGGGTCGTGGTGGGGACATCATGCCCGGAGAAGCTAGTAGGTCTGTTCGGCAGAAGCTGGGTAACTACGATCCCGGTATGGGTGGGGCAACTAAGAGGTTTTGGGCGGGTCTTGAGCGCATACAAGCTGCATCAGATGCGGCCTCACGGACTGCCCTGTATGAATTGACCATGAAAGAGACGGGTAACGAGGCTCTTGCCATTCGTAAGGCGCGGGAGATTATCAACTTCGATACGCAAGGTGCTTCTGCCTATTCAACATTCCTACGGCAGACTGTGCCGTTTATGGGCGTGTCAATGATTGGTTTAAATAACCTCTACAAAGGGTTGGTGCTTGGGCAACGCCTAAGCGACAAAGAAGCCTCTGCTGCTAAACGCTCTATCATCTACCACGGCACACAGATTGCTGTGCTGACGATGCTCTACACCATGCTCGTTGGGGATACCGAAGACTACAAACGGCTTAGTGATACTGAGCGCAATCGGAACTTTATCATTCCCGGCACAGGCTTGACTGTCCCGGTTCCCGGTGACGGGCTTGGGTATCTCTTCAAGGTAATACCCGAACAGATAACGCGGTATACCCTTGCCGAGGGGCTGGAATCTAAGGACATGGGTGGCAAGGCGGGTCGTGCCCTCTGGAAAGGTTTCACCAACATAGGCAGCTTTGAGAGCTACATCCCTGTGGTTGGTAGCCCCCTCCCCAAAACCTTTATTGAATTGGTATTGAATGAGAACTGGTATACGGGCAATCCTATCGTCGGTAAAAGTAAGGAGAAGTTAGACCCAGCAGACCAATACACAGATACCACTTCAGAGATTGCCAAGCAATTAGGTAAAGCAATGAACTTATCCCCGCTTAAACTTGACTACGTTGTTCGTGCAATGACAGGGCAGATGGGTGGGTTTGTTATGGCTATGAGTGAGGCAGCGGTTAACTCCGCGCAGGGCAAGGTTACCCCGTCTTGGGATATTCGGTCGTTCCCCGGACTCAACGCATTCACCTACCCGGATGGCAAAGACAGGGCGGCGCTGGAAGACTTCTACGAACTACGTGGACGCGTGGATGAGGTAGCCCGTACTTACACTAACATGGTTAATACAGGGCGCGGTAAGGAGGCATTGGCCTACCTTGCCGAAGGGGATAACAAACGTGCTTACGCCTTGCGGCAGTTCCAGACACAAGCGGAATTGGGGTTGGCTAAGTTTCGTAGGGTAAGAACGCTTATCATTAACGACCCTACTATTACGGATGGGGCAGAGATGAAACGGCGGCTCAAGGAACTTGACGACAAAGAGAACGCTTACCTGAAGTCCATGCGGCTACCTGATAAACGGGAGTTTGCTAACCTTACGCCATCCTTTGACCCAAGCATCCTGAAGGCTTTTAGATAAAAGAACCCCGGCATTGCGCCGGGGAAAAGGGAGGAAGAAACAGGCGCAATATACCACAAACTACGGTACGCGCCATGTCCTCACTCCCAGTATGTCGTTTTCAACAACCCCTTTTATAACGACCTTTAGTTGTAACCGCCTCATCTCCCAGCGTATCTGCCTCTTAAGCCCATCTTGATCTACGCCGGGAATGAAGATGGAAGTCCCAATCTGGAACTTCCCCCAATCTATTTCAATCGGTATCCCGTGTGTTTCCACCGAGGATATCCTCCTCTCCAAAGAGTTGCCCGTCTGTGTTAGAAAAAATAAGCACGTTCTCCGGTTGTGATACTGCCAACCCCTTGCCCAACCGCATCTTCCTATCCTCTATGGGCACCCCCTTCTTGGTGATAGCCTCAATCACCCCTGCGTAAGCTACCTGCCCCAAGGTGCAGAACTCCCTAAACTTTTTACGGTTGACGTAGAGCAGCTTGGAGTCCGGCTCATACCGAATGTATAACTTACCCCGTGGTTCACGGATAGGGGCAGTCGGCAATGATCCTGCCTTGCGGGAAACTCCGCTATGGATAATCAGCATGTCATTGTAATGCTCGGACAGGAACGCGCCTAGCATTGTGGCAGGGTCGGACGGGGCGATACGAACATCTTTCCGCTTCTTCTTGAGCATGTTGATAGTCCACTTATATATCCGTGCGAAGTCCTCATCCGTGAAGTCCAGCACCCCTGCTGCCCGTGCTATTAGCCCACCGGTAAGCGTCGTGGTTGCAATCGTAGACCAATACCGTTCCCGTTGAGTTAACTCTGCATTTTTATCAATGGAAAGCTGCATGTCGTCTATCGCCCGAATCACAGCGGGAAGCTCACGTATTACATACTGCATGTATGGTTCACCAGCTACCCCGAAGTTCTCCCATATTGGGTTGAATATCGCGTCAGTTTCAGCCTTGCTCAGGTTGTTCCCTGCGTCAAATCTAAACTCCAAGAACCGTGCTAACTCGCCATCGGGGTTGCGCTTCTTGACGTGCAGCTTGTCCTCAACAGGGGAGTTACCAGTAAGCACTGCGTTAGCATTCCAGTGGGTAGTATTCAGCCGTTCGATATTGGCACTGCCCTGCAACCGGTGCTTACCCCGTGCGTGTAGGTAGTTGTATAGGAACACAGAAGTTACTTCTGGAGTCTCGTTCGTTATCTCATCCACGGTGATGGTGACATTCTGCATAGTCCCCATACGGCTTATCCGCGCATTAACCGTGTCGGACTTGATGAGCATCAATTCCTCTGGGTGCCCGAAGATGCTGTTAATCATGTGCAGCATGGTCGTCTTGCCGGTACCGGCTTCCTCACTATACAAGCTGATGACCCCACCCTTCTTCTTGGAGAAGGGCACCAACGGGGAGCTAAACCCCGCAAACAAAGCAAACATGTGCATCTCCATACCGGGGCGGTTATAGAACGATGCAATCTCCTTCCACTTCTCCAACGTCCCTTTCTTACGGAACATATTGGTCAACCCTAACGTGATTGACGATGGGGGGCTATACCGGATTTCTGTTGCAGATACCTGCCGATCCCCAATGATGAAGTTGGTATGGTTATCTGCCCACCCAAACTGTAACCGTGACTTCTGGGCGCGTTGCGCTTTCTGGTGACTCTTTACTGATAGATTTGCGTATCCCACTAGTGCCTCCATTTGCTTATTGTTGGGACATGCACCTCGCGTCGAGATGTGTTCCCTAAACTTTTCCTTAACCACCATGTCTTTAAATGGAACAAGGAATTCCCGTACTCCATCTTGGGGTAGATGCAAACGAAACAACCCTGACATTCCAAAGATTGGATCGTCTACCGTATTAACCAAGTAGAAGTCATTCTCGTAAATCAATACATCGGTAGGAGCGTCATCGTCGTCCTTGCTCTTAACGTAAATCCCACCGTGCTTGCCCCGAACGAAAGGAAACGGATACTCCGGTATGACATAGACTTTCTCCGGTTCCACTTTGTCCGCTACTACATTGTCTGCTGCTGTTGCTTGTTCAACTTCTCCGCGCCCCAGAACGATGGGGGATGCAATCTTATCCTTGTGCTTGCACCCTTCACAGCCCTTGGGGTTATCCTTCCAGAACGTCTCACAGCGATACGGCCCATGAATACGTGCCGCCTTCGCCTCAGTATCCTCTGGTGAATACTCAGGGTGCTTGTTGGATATGGCATGGATAGCCTTATCCCGATCTTTACAGAACTGCGCTACGGATAACGCCGCTCTCCATACGGGTTCGCTAGTTGTGTCTTGGTGCAATACTGCGTCTAGTAACTGCTGGCACCCATTACCTGCTGCACTCTTCTGGAGAATCAGCTTGAAGCTTGACGGCTTGTTAGCGAGGAGCAACTTTGTTACATTATCTAATGGACGCTTTACCTGTGGCGCTAGGAAACTATCTTCCGTAACCCCAAAGAGGGTTTTAAAAACGTCAAAGGAAATGGGCGGCACTACGGTAAGCACTTCCACCTTAAGGGGGTTTAGCTTATCCTTGAAGTTAGATGAACCTACCGCCCGAAGCACCCGCGCTGCGTCAGCAGGAACCGCAGGATCAATCTTCATACCGTTAAGTAGACAAGCGGCTTTGAACCGGTCGGCTACTGCTTTCCACTGCACACGCGGCACTGCTTCCGTTAAAGGCCAATACGCATGGATACCCCTGCCGGAATTAACCAGCATCGGACGAGGTAGTTTCAAATCCTTAATGAGTTGCTTCAACCCCAGTAGTGCATCGCTTTGGCTTGGGTAGTGTTTGCCATCATCTATGTTTGGGTCACAGTCCAAATCTAAAAAGAAAGACCGCACATGGGCTACGTTCTCTGCTGTGCGATTCCGTGCTGATTCAAAGCTGCTAACCGCAACGAACGAGTTAAGCCCCTTCTCCTCCAGAAGGTCAACCGCAATATCAATTTCTAATTTTGTGTTATGAAAAGTCTGACTGTGTACGCGTTTACCCTCTAATGCAAAGACACAGTAGATTCCTGTTGGAGGTAGGATTACCTCCAAGAATTCTTGTCTGGTGAGCATGGTTATTCATTTTCATCTATAGGGTCGGGGATAGGTTTCGACCTGAGTTTATTAACCAATGCTTGCATCTTGCTTAATAGGTGCTTGGTAGGTGCATACTTACCGGTCATCCAGTTGTATACCGTAGGACGTGTAACTTCAAATACTTCTGCAACTTCGCGTATTGAATAACCGTGCAACATGCAGAGCCGCCCTAACTCAACGCCTATACCTGTTGAGTCCGCGCTCTCTATCTGAGCTTTAATCTTTTTGGAATAGCCCCGGTTTGCCATCGTGATTCTCCTGAATGGGGTGCGGCACGTCACCGCACCCCTTATAACCCGCGACGACTATTCCTCGTCGTCCCACGCATCCAGCACTGCTGCCAGATTCTTCTTGGGTGCGGGTTCTTCCTTGTCCTTCTTCGACTCCCGTTTCTTCGGCTCTGCTGCTACTTCCTCTGCGGCTTCCGGCTCTTCCAACACCTTAGCAAGCCTCGGGGCAGCGGAGGCAGCTACATCGGTAGTGGCAGCGGCAAACGTCATTGCAACCGCGCTCTTAGCCTCGGGGGTATCTCCGCGCTCACGGCAGGTCTCATACTCTTCCTCCGTCAACGGACGCGATGCTTTGAACGTCAGCTTTGGTGTGGCACTGTTGGTATCAAACCGCATCTCAGTCACCACCGCTGTGATGTTGACGTTGAATCCCGCCAAGAACGTAGCGTAGGCGTTGAGCGGCAGCTTGCCATCTTCACCCTTACCGAAGATCGACTGCGCTGGTAACGACAACTGGAACACATCGCCTTCCAAATCATTCTCCAACACAACCGCTACACGCCGCGAATACTTACACGCACGGGTGCTGTTGGTGCCTGACCCCTTGATGTTCTGCTCACAGGTAGCGCAACTGCTGCTCTGTGGGGAAGCAATGCTCTTGTCGGGACGATCCCCATCCGCTGACCAGCAATCCGGCCCCCTCTTGGCAGTCGGGTCATAGGCACCTATGTAGAGGGTGCGGGATACTTTGGGGGCAACATTAACCACCACCACCTTCATTGACCGCTCTTCGTTGGTAGCGATCTCTTTACCGTCCACCACCAAACGGAACACACCACCGCGTATGGAGATGCGTTTACCGCCTTGCCCACTTCCACCGCTGAGTAAGGACTTCGTGATAGCGTCGAGGGGCTGCGCCTTCAGGTAAGCGGGAACACCTGATTTAAACAAGGTTACGTCGTTAGACATCTGATTCTCCTAAGATTTGTTTTTCGTAATGGTTAAGCTGTAGTAACTATCTGCGTTAAGACCCGGAGGGTGCAGATCGGGATACTCTTCTAAAAAGGCTTTCATCTTAAGCTGGCTGATCCTCCGTTCTAGTAGATCAAGTGCATCGTGTTCCTTTAAGAAGCCGTGCATAGAACTCCAATCACCTGTCCAGTAGCGTGTCTTAACTGAACGTGTAACCGTGCCATACTCCGTCTTCAAACTACTCACACCAAGAGAGGTGCAGGTATCCAGCAACTGCTGTTTGATTACGTCCATCTGTCCTGCTATTACTGCATCTGCTGCGTCAAACTCCTTCTGCAACTTCGTCCTTGCCGCATCCATCTTCTTATAGATTTTGGCTAACCTGTCTACTGCTACTGGTTCATCACTCATACGTTTCTCCTGTGTCTCCCAACTCTTCTTTATAAAGGTCAATCAACCGTTGGTGTGTATCCACCTTACCTTGCAACATCTTATACATCTTGGCCTCTACCCCACTACCCTGTAGATGCACTATCGTCACCCTATTAACCTGTCCTGCGCGATGCACCCGCGCATTGGCTTGTAGGTATGTCTCCACACTCATCACAGGCGACCAGTAAACCACCACGTTTGCAGCGTGTAACGTCACGCCATGCGATGCTGCCTGTGGTTGGATAACCAGTATCTGTGGGTTAGGTGTGGTCTGGAACGTATTGAATATTTCTGTTCTCTTATTCGGGGTAACCGCCCCATTGATAACTTCTACCGTGTATTTCTGCTTGCGTAACCACTCAGCCACCATGAACAGGCTATGCGTGTAAGGCACAAACACCAGCACCTTGTGGCTTGCTTCTTCAATCACTTCCTTCAACGCTTGCAAACGGTTGCTGCAATCAAACTCTATGACGGACTTATCATCTGAGTAGACTGCACCACCGGATATCTGCAAGAGCTTGCTAAGATTAACTGCTGCGGTAGGGGCGCTGATCTCTTCTCCTGCCGCTATTACCAACTGCTGGTGCTTCATCGTCTCGTAGTATTTCGACTGCTGCTTGGTCAAAGGCACCATGCGTGTTGCATACATCATCTCTGGCAAGTCAAGGCACTCCTCTTTAGAAAACCTAATCGCCGGTTGTAGCGCGTTGAATACTGTCTCAGTTGCATCGGGCTTTGGCACCCATTTGAAACGTGTAAGCTGCGTCATTACCTTATCGCGGAACGCCCCTTGGAACTTTGGCACACCGGACGGGTTAACGATCTTCGCCAACCCATAGGCATCACTTGGTTCTTGCGAGGCGGGAGTTCCGGTTAGCATCCATACCCATGTGCTTGGGGTAATGATCTTCGCTAATGTTTTCCACCGCTGTGTCTGCACGTTCTTATAGGCGTTTGCTTCATCCACTACGATAAGATCGAAGTCACCGCTACTGACTATCTCATCCGATACTATGTCCAACCCGTCGTAGTTGATGATTACAAACTCAGCATCTCCCTCTATGATTTCCTTACGCTTCTCAGACCGTGAGCTATGGGCTATCTGAAACGTCCGGTGCATAGCAAAACGAAACAAATCCCCACGCCATGCTGACCCCATGATGGATACCGGACATATAACCAACACACGCCGTATCCGTTTCTGGGTAAGCAAGTAGTCCGCAGCCCATATCACGCTTGCTGTTTTGCCTGTGCCTTGAGCGTTGAAACAAAATGCTCTGCGGTGCAGCGTAAGGAACTCAGCGGTTGTGATCTGATGTGCGAAAGGCTTGTACATCCCCGTCCACTTATATGACCGCAGTATGGGGGAGGGCACGTTCTTTATCTTGAGGTTCTTGAGGACTTGCGCTTCTTCCAAACCCCACTTGACCAACACATCGTGCTGCCCTACCTGTTCGCTGCAAGGGATTACACTCGTGATCTGCTGTGGGTTACGCACCCGAAGGTGCAGTGCTTTGTTGTTAATAATTTTCATATCGTTTCTTCACCCGTGAAAGACTCTTGAAGCGGTGTGCATGTTTGCACCCACTTCGGTATTTTTAAAACTCTTTACTATCACCGCCTCTTTGGGCGGTTCGGGTTACTATATTCTACCGAACCAATTTACACGTCAAGGCTTTTTTGGTTTATTTTTCTTAACCGTATGATCTGGGTTACGACTGAACGAAGCGTTCTTTGCTCTGGACGTAAGTTTCAGATTTGATGGGGTATTTGTGCCACCCTTTGACAACGGGGTTATGTGGTCGATGACCTTACCCTTACGGTCAATGCCTTTGGCATCCATCTCCCGCCGTGCGCGTTGCCGTTCCATCCGGTCGGGTAGCTCCCCGCGCTTTTGTTGCATGTCATATTCATGTTTATACGGTCGCGGTTTGTTGACGTATGGCATTTTCTAAACTCCTTGTAGTATTAGCAATTAGCACCCAATTGTCATTTTGCATTCTTGTTTTCGCTAACCAACCGCCGACACCTAAAAAAACCAGCGTAGTCTGGGTATTTGTCATCAAACTTTCTGGCGTAGTGGGCGCAAAAGTTGTTGTTAAGTTTAAATTCTTGACCGATAGTCTCGATCTGCACATGCCACCGGATACGCTCAAAAACTGCTGCGGCCCCGTAGTGGCTAAAACCGCGTTGGATAATCATCATGGCGTATTTTTCAAACAGTTCCCACACCTGCGGATTTTGCAAATTAAATTGTTCAAAGTTGTTGTAAATTTGTTCTGCTCTAGTCATAAATCCTCCGATTTAAACCACAATGCTATCTCCTATTCCTCTCTTCCATTGTGTATGCAGTTAGTTATTGGGCACCACGCACGGCAGGTGAAGTTCTGCTTGGGGTTCCAGACGTTGTTCTCATACGCACTATCCAACTCTGCGGTCTGCTCCCTCCACTTCTCCCATAGCTCGTCCTGCTGCTTGTAGTAATAATGCTCCTTGATAAACGCCGCATGGACAACAAACAGCAGCCCCGCATTGACTACGGTAACCTCTGGAAAATGCTTGAACGTAGCAAGGGCTAGGAGTTCTAATTGCTTGGTGTCGGCATACTTGTTCTGTCCGGTCTTATAGTCAACGACCTTAGCCCTATCGTCATTCACTACTAAGAAGTCTGCGATACCCCGCCACCATGCGTCCTTAGCCCCAAACTTACAAGGCTCCAAATCACGGGTCAACCCCATCCGATACTCACAATAGATGTCCCCCTTTATCTTCTTGAGGCTATCCAGCATAGGGGTTAGATAGGAATACTTCTCCGGTATGGGGGTGCCATCTCTGACGTAGTGTTCCGCAGCCTGATGCACATCCAACCCATACCGCATCTGATGCGATGGCGGGTCAACTACATCCTTGGCTATCCGTAAGTGATAATACTTCTTCGGACATTGTTGGAATAACG